ATGACAACCATCCAGACCCCGGAAATCACCCCGGTGCAGACCTGCGCCGAAGCAGTGCTTTCAGTGCGCGGCCTGGGCATCGCCCTGCCGGATGCCGCCGACCGTTCGCATGCGGTGCGCGACCTGTCCTTCGAGTTGCGGCGTGGCCAGACCCTGTGCCTGGTGGGCGAGTCCGGCTCCGGCAAGTCGATGACGGCGCTGGCCCTGATGGGCCTGCTGGGCCCGGCCCTGCGGGTCGAGACCGGCCAGGCCCTGTTCGAAGGACAAAATCTGCTGGCCCTGCCCGAGCGGGCGCGGCGGCGCCTGTCGGGCCGGCGCATCGCCATGATCTTCCAGGAGCCGATGGCGTCGCTCAATCCGGCGCAGCGGATCGAAACGCAAGTGGCCGAGGTATTCCGGCTGCACACGGACCTGCCGCGGGCCGAGGTGCGGGCGCGGGTGCTGCGGCTGGCCGGCGCGCCTGCTGCGGCGCCTGCGCCCGCTGAAGATACCGCGGCAGCCCCCGGCGCCAAGCCCGCGCCGGCCCCCGCACCGCACCCCACCTACAAGGCCGAGCTGCCGGCGGACTACGAGGACAAGGTGGCCGCCAACAAGGCGGCACTGACCGACCTGCGCATGAGGTTCGACAACGGGGAAGTGGACGCCGCCGAATACCACGCCAAGCTGGACGAGCTGCAGGAGCAGCGTGCGGACCTGCGCGAAGCCAAGACCCGCGCCCAGGTCGCGAGCGAGATGCAGGAGCAGGCCGAGGCCGGCGCCTGGCTGTCGGCCATCAACACGTTCGTCGCCGACGCCGCGACGAAGCCGGAACTGGGCCTTGTGGATTACGCGAAGGACCAGGCGAAGGCGGCCGACCTGGACGTGTTCGTGAAGGCCCTGGCCGCCGCGCCGGAGAACGCCGCGAAGCCGCACCGCTGGTTCCTGGAAGAAGGCCACCGCCGCGTGGTCGCCCTGCATGGCATCGCCACTGCGAAGCCGGCGGCGGCTGCTCCTACGACGCGCAAGCCTGACGCCAGTGCGGTGGTCACCAACTTGGCGGATCTGCCAGGCGGCGGCGGTGATGCCGATCCGGTCGGCGATGAGTTCGCCGAGCTGGACAAGCTGACCGGCCTGGACTACGAACGCGAGCTGGGCCGCCTGTCGCCCGAGAAGCGCGAACGCTATCTGAGGGGCTGATGAGCACCGCCAACACCTCACAAGACACCCTGCGCCGCGTCCACCTGGAGCTGCGCACCGGGGACGTTCTCGAGCTGCCGGGCGTGGTGATCCAGATGGTGGAGAAGTCCGGCCAGACCGCGCGCATGGTGGTGTGCGCGGCACCGGAAATTTCCTTCAAGAAGGTGCCGGCCCGTACCAAGCCTGCCATCGTGAAGGCCTGAAATTTTTTTCAACCGGGGCGCTGGAGTGCTCGCATCCTCTCTAGGAGCATTCCATGGCGAAATCCAACACGGGCGTGAACAGCCCGCGTGCCGTCAAGCGCTTCTCCGGCGACTTGGCCCTCGATGTGTCCCAGCAGTCCTATTTCGGCCGCCGCTTCGCCGCGGTGGGCCAGGGCGCGAAGACCCCCATCCAGATCCTGACGGACCTGGAATCCGAGGCCGGCGACCTCGTGACCTATGACCTGCTGACCGAACTGCGCATGGCGCCGGTCGAAGGTGACAGCGTGCTGGAAGGCAAGGAAGAGGCGCAGAAGTTCTACACGGACCAGCTGTACATCGACCAGGCCCGCGGCGGCGTGAACACGGGTGGCCGCATGTCGCGCAAGCGCACGCTGCACGACCTGCGCACCCGCGGCAAGGCGCAGCAGGCCAGTTGGTGGGGCCGCTTCCAGGACGAACTGACGTTCACGTACCTGAGCGGCAGCCGCGGCGTGAACGAGAACTTCATTCTCCCGTTCGGCTATACCGGCCGGGCGAACAACCCGCTGACGCCACCCACTGCGAACCACCAGCTGTTCGGCGGCGACGCGACCAGCACCGGCAACATCGACGCCACCGACAAGATGGCGCTGAAGCTGGTGGGCGATGCCCGCACCCGCGCTGACACGCAGGGCGGCGGCGCAACCAACATCCCGGTGATGCAGCCGTGCTCCGTGGACGGCGAAGACGTGTTCGTGATGGTCATGCACGTCTGGCAGGAAGACGACATGCGCAACGAACTGGGCGCCTCCGGCTGGCTGGAGATCCAGAAGGCGCTCGCCGCGGCCACCGGCATGAAGTCGCCCCTGGTGCGGAACGCCCTGGGCATGCACCGCAACGTGGTGCTGCACTCGCATCGCAACGTCATCCGCCACAGCACCCACGGCGCGGCCGGAAATGTGGCCACGGCGCGCGCGCTGTTCATGGGCTCGCAAGCCGGCGTGATGGCGTTCGGTTCGCCCGGCACCGGCATGCGCTACGGATGGCACGAGGAAACCCGCGACAACGGGAACCAGGTGGTCATCACGACCAGCTCGATCTTCGGCGTCAAGAAGACGACGTTCGACTGGGATGGCGTGACCCACGACCAAGGCGTGTTCGCCGTCGAGACGGCCTGCGCTCCGCGCTGAGCCTGAACCGCACCATCACCATCGAAGGAGTCGATATGCCTTTCGCAAACAAAAGCCCCCAGCTGGCGGGCTACCAGAACCCCATCACCCCCGGCGGCCCGGAGCAGGTCGTGTGCCGCTGCGGTCAGCAGCTCGTCGCGGCCGACCATGTGGCCGGCACGGTGGGCGTCATCGGCGTGCTGCCGGCCGGCACTCTTCCGGCGCACCTCTACGTCCGTGTCCCCGCCGCACTCGGCGCTGGCTTCACCGCGTCCGTCGGCCTCGCGAACGCCGCGGGGACGGACTTCAGCACGGCCCCTGACGACGGTGGCGCCGCCTGGGTGGTGGACAACAACACCGGCGCGGCCGGCGGCTATGTGCAGCTGGCGCCTGCGGCCTTCGCCAAGGTGGCGCCCAAGGACTACGACCGCCGCGTGCTCCTGAAGATCACGGCCCCCGGCACCGGCACCCCGGCCGGCCTCTTCGCCGTCGATCTGGTGTACGCCAACGCCTGATGTGCTGGCCCGTCAGGGCTTTTCTCCCCGCCTGGGCCCTGTCCCGGCGGGGCTTTTTGAATCACGGAGAACAAGATGAAACTCTTCACCATGCTGCCCGCGCGCAAGACCGGCGAATTGATCGCCCGCACCGCTGACGGCACCGTCTACACCTTCCGCGGCGTGCCGCTGTCGGCCGAGGTCGAAGACGAAGACCACGCGGACGAATTGCAGGCGAGTGGCTTCCTCACGGAGGAAGACTTCGAGGCCGAGCATGAATTCCAGAAGCGTGCCGCGCAGCGCGCTGCGCGCCTGGCCGCACGGGAAGGGTCGAAGGGGAACGCCGGCACGTTCTCGCCAGCCCTCGGCGGCGGCGCCGACGATGACGACGATACGGGCGCCGACCTGAAGGACGCCGGTACCGGGCTGCCGCTGGAAGGCAACACGCCGCCCACGGGCCGCGTGCGCCGCGCCAGCAAGTCCGACGTGGTGAAGGGCTGACCCACCATGGCATCGTGGGACAACTGGATGCCCGAGCTGGTGCTGGCTGCTCCCACGGCGCCCGCGCCGCTCATCCACCTGTGCATCAACCGGGCCGCGCGCCAGTTCCTGCGCAAGACGCGCGCGTGGCAGGAATGGCTGGAGCCGGTCGAGGTGTCGGGCACGCCCTTCGCCGAATACTCGTTCGAGCTACCCCAGGGCGCCGAGCTGCGGCGCATCGAGGCGGCCACGCTGGACGGCAAGCCCCTGGAGGTGGCGAAGGAGGGGAGCCTGCCGGCCGACCCGTGGCGCCACGCGCGAGCGGGCTGCGCCTACCTCGTGACCACTGACCTGGCCTCCTTCACCGTCGGTGCCCTCCGGGCTGGCGGCATCGTGCAGGTGCGGGCCTCGCTCATCCCCTCAACGCGCGGCACCAGCGTGCCCGACAGCGTGGCGCGGCTCTACCACGAGGCCATCCGCGACGGCGCGAAGGCGGAGCTGCTGGCCACCGCCGGCACGGACTACTACCGGCCCGACCAGGCCGCCGTGGCGCTCGCGCTGTTCAGCGCCGCGATCGATGACGCAACCACCGACGTGTGGCGCTCGCACACGCCGAGCACGCCGCGGGGGAGGGCGCAATGGCTCTGAACGTGAAGCAGCTGCTGGACGACGTGGCGCGCGAGCTTCAGGACAAGGGGAACGTCCGATGGACGCGGCCGGACCTGCTCGATTTCTTCAACGCCGCGCAGCGTGCTTTCGCCGAGTACCGGCCCGACCAACTGGCGCAGGACCGCGAGCTGGTGCTGGCCGCCGGCTGGCGGCAGGAGCTGCCGGCCGACGTGCTGACGCTCATCGACATCACCAACAATGCCAACACCGCGCAGCGACGCATCACGAAGACCGCGCTGTGGACGCTGGACGCCGTGGCCGGCGCGTGGCGCTCGCAGACGCCCGCGCTGGAGGTGCAGCACTTCATGCACGACATGCGCACGCCGCGTGAGTACCTGGTGTACCCGCCAGCCCGGGCGGGCGTGAAGGTGCGTGCGGTGATAGCGCCGGCCGCGGTGGACCTGGCCGACGAAAGCGCCTCGCCATGGGTGCCGGCTCGCTGGCTGGACGCGCTGCGCCACTTCATGCTCTTCCGGGCCTGGTCCGTGGACGGCGAGTTTGCCGGCAACCAGGCGCTGGCCGCTGCGCATCTGGAGCTGTTTCAGGGCGCGCTCGGCGTGCAGGTCAAGGCGTCCAACGAGGTGGCGCCGACCATGTGACAAGCCTGCCATCCTGGCAGCACATTTTCGTAACCGGGGCGCTGGAGTGCTCGAAACCACAGGAGGCCTCCATGGCCGGTTTCTCCAACTCCCTCGCCAACGCGATCATCAACGCCACGCTGCGCCAGCAGGCGTTCCCCGCCATCCGCACGCCGTACTTCGCTCTCTTCACCTCGGATCCCACCGACGCGTTCACGGCAGGCACGGAGGTGAATGCGGCGTGGTATCGCCGAGTGCCCACGGGCGCGTTCGCCGCGCCGGTCAACGGCGGCTCCTACAACGCCGTGCGTGCTGCGTTCCCGCCCGTGACCGGCGCCCAGACTACGGTGACGCACATCGGCATCGTGGAGGGCGACTCCCTCAACGATCCCACGGCCACCCTGATGTACTCCGAGGCGCTGCCGGCGCCGCGGACGCTGCAGATCAACGACGTGTTCGTGGTGGACAGCCAGGCGCTCGCGGGTGACTTCGCCCTGCAGCTGCTGTAACCGCCGCGGAGTGGCTGGGTGAATCGGGGCAAGTTCAACGGGTTTGCGATCAACGGTCCCGCCGGGGACCAGGTTGTTCGCGTCCGCGTTGACGCGCGCGGCTACGCCCGCATCCGCTCCGGCGGGCGGGTGCTCGCCTACGCGCGCATCCAGAGCGAGCCCACCGCCAGCTTGGCAGGGCACCTGGGCCGGGTCGAGGCGCATATCCGCGCTGAGGCCATGGCGCGGGCGGCCGTCCTGGGGGCTCTCGGGCACGCGGAGGTTCACGGCCTGATCGCCGCGCGCGGCCGCGCGGTCATCAAGGTGACGCTGCCGCCCGTCCGGTCGGCCGTGGCGGCGAAGGCGCGCGCGAGCATTGGGCTCCGTGCGCACGCACTCGCGCGCGGCGCGGCCTCGGTGACGGCTCGCGCGAAGCTTTCGCAGACCACGTACCTGGAGCGCCGCGGCCCGGTCCGTGCCCAGCCCACCGCCGGCATCACGGCGGAAGGCACGGTGTACGCGCGACGCCAGGTTCGATCGCCCCTCGATGCCAAGGCCCAGGCTTTCATCGTCACGCGCACGCGGACTTCCGCGCGGCTGGCTGTGCTGCTGCGCGCCGCAGCCAGCGTGATGCCTCGTGGTTACGTCGCAGTGCGCGCCCCACTTGCCACGCAGGGGAGGGCGGTCGTTGAGATCGACCCAGCCGTGTTCAAGCAGCTGCCGTTCGATGAGCCCGCACCCGATTCGCGCACGTTCTCCGTACCGCCCGCCATGACCATTTTCCATGTGACCGACCAGGGCGCCAGCATGTTCAAAGCCAGTCCCCCACAGCAGCCTGCCGACGTGCAGGACTACGACATCGAATTCGCCGAGTGGTTTCCGCCCGGCGACGAGATCGTGGCCGTGGCGCTCAAGGTGGCGCCAGCCATGCCCATGCCGCCCAGCTACGCGATCAACGCACAGCGCGTGAAGGTGTGGGTGTACGCGGGCGGTAAGAGCGGCGCCAAGTACCAGATTTCAATCGCCGCAACCACCAACGACGGCCGCACCAAGGAGGTGGAGCTGGTGGTCCCCATCAAGGAACAGTGATGCCCCAGCTCTACCTGAACAACTTCACCACGCAGTTCATCGCGTCCGTCAAGTCGGCGCCGGCCACCGCCAACCCGGCGAGCGAGCTCGACTACGGTGTGCTGCGCGTGTCCGATGGCGCGGCCGGCACGCTCATCAACCCGCCGGCAGGCAGTTGGTACGTGCTCACGGCCTTCAAGCGCGCCGGCACCCTGGAATCGGACTACGAGATCCTGCGCGTCACCGGGGTGGACAACTCCGTGGTGGGCGAGTGCAGGCTGACCGTGCTGCGCGGGCAGGAAGGCACCACACCGCGGGCCTACGTGTCCGGCGACCTCGTGGAGCTGCGGCTGACGGCCGGCGGCATCAGCCAGTACGCCCAGACCACCGACCCGCGCATGTCCGATCCGCGCACGCCCACCGGTGCCGCCGGCGGCGTGCTGTCGGGCAGCTACCCGAACCCGGGATTCGCCCAGCCCATGGCGACGGTGGCCCAGATGGAGGGGCGTGTCGAGAAGGTGGCCGGCAAGGGCCTGAGCGTCAACGACTTCACGAACGCCGACGTGGCCAAGCTGGCCGGCGTCGCGGAGCAGGCGACCAAAAACGCACCGGACTCCCAACTGCGCGATCGCAGCACGCACACGGGTGTGCAGGCGATCGGCACCGTGACGGACCTGCAGGCGACCCTCGACGGGAAGGAGCCCGTCATCGCCGCGGGGGCGGCAGGGCAGTACTGGCAAGGGGATAAGACGTGGCGTGAGTTCGCGACGGACGTGCGCTCTACCGTGCTGACGGGGCTGAGCACCGCCGCAAACACGGTCATCGCAGCCACCGACTCGGTGTTGTCGGCGCTCGGCAAGCTGCAGGCGCAGGTTTCGGCGCACTTCGGCGCGGGCGGTAGCGCTCACGCTGCGGCGAGCACCAACGCCGCCGGCTTCCTTTCCGCTGCCGACAAGACGAAGCTGGACAGCGTGGCTGCCGGCGCCACAGCGAACGCCACCGACACGCAGTTGCGCGACCGCAGCACCCATACCGGCGTCCAGGGGATCAGCACCATTACGGATTTGCAGACGACGCTGAATGCAAAGCAGAACAGCGGCACCTTGAAAAGCGATGTTGCCTCGGCAATCAACTCTTCGCCGGTGAAGGGCGCCCCCGATTTACCCGACTACCTTCTGGTGGAAGACAGCGCCCAGGCCTGGGCGTGGAAAAAGATTTCCTGGGCCAGTGTGGTTAATTACTTGGCGATCACCTTCGTTTCGCGTAAGACCAACAACGGATCTGATAATAATAATCGGCTCATGTCGGACGCGGGCCTGGGGACGTTCGACACATTTGTGAGCCTGTCCGGGCCTGGGGGCGACTGGCCCCCATTCGTCAGGGATTATCTTTGGTGGAATGTGCAAACCTTTGGCAACGATCAACGCGTCACCCAGATAGCATGGCAAGCATTCATTCCGTCACAGGGTCAAATCTGGACCAGAAACAGGCACGATGCCAACTGGTCGGAGTGGACCCGTATTCTGACGAGCAAAGAAGCGAAGGGGCTGATTGCCAATGATGGCGGCGCAGTTGGATATGGTGCTGGGTCCGGGGGAAGTGTTTCTCAGGCAACGAGCAAAACAACATCTGTCACACTCAATAAGCCTTGCGGAAAGATTACCACCCACGGCAGCGCGCTCGGCGTAGGGGCCACGGCCTCGTTCTATCTGCAAAATACATTTATTGCTCCCGGCGATGTGATCGTTGTATCCGTTGGGTGGCCGGATACTTACGATCCGGCGTATTACTCGGTGCGCGCAGCTTCGTATCAGATTAATTCGGGGGTCGCGCTCATTTCCCTCAAGAATGAAAGCAACATGTCCATTTCCCACGAGGTTGTAATCAATTTTGCAGTGATCAAGGGGAGCGCATCGTGATTCTGAAAATCGTCCGATACGCGCACACCAACACCCTCGAGGCGACTTGGACGGACGCCAAGGGTAACGTCAGCCGGTGCCAGAGCTACGCCGACGTGCAGATGCAGTCCCTGCGCGATGACATCGCGAAGTACGGCGGCAACCTTGCAGAGCACCAAGCGCTGATAGCGGAGGTCGAGGCTGCCATCGTGCCCCCGCGGCCCCCCCGCGCTGAGAAGGTGCGCGCCGATCTGGTGTTCACGCTTGCGGCGGAATACGAGCGGCGCATGGCGGTCATCGCTGCGGGATACCCGGCGAGCGAGCGCGAAAGCTGGCCCGTCCAGACGCAGGAGGCCCGCCTGCTGCTGGCCGACGCATCCGCCGCGGCGCCGTGGATCGATGCCGCCGCCGCTGCGCGCGGGCTGGACCGGCTGGTACTGGCGCAGCGCATCGCTGCGAAGGACGATGCCTACCGCGTCATCCACGGGCTGCTGACCGGCGCGCGGCAGGCGATCGAGGACCGCATCGACGCGGCGGGATCGGACGTTGCAGCCCTCCAAGCCATAGACGTGATGGCGGGCTGGCCGAGCGCCGAGTAGGCGCCAGCGCGTGCCAAGCCTGCCAGATTGGCGGGCATGACGATCTACCACCTGGCCGCGTTCGGCGGCGAAGCCCCCAGCGTTTCCGATCGCGCCCTGGGCAGCGACCTCGCGCGGGTGAACGAAAACCTCTTCCTGCCCAGCGGCGAGTTCTGGCCCATGGCCGCCGACCGTTGGCACTCGGCCTGCGTTCCCGGTGCGCGCACACTGCACCGCATGGCGCGCAACGCGAGCGGCGAAGTGGTCAAGGATGCAGTCGCGCCCATCCGTTCCCATGCGCAGGAGCTGTCCTTCGTGAAGGGCCAGATCAACGACGAGGCCACGGAGCGCACCTACTTCACCACCGACGACGGCAGCGCTCGCCCGCGCGTGGTGGACGCCCGCGGGAATGACCGGCTGCTGGGCGTGCCGCGGCCAGTGAAGCCCATCGTGAAGCTGCAGGTGGTGGACGAGTTCACGCCCGAGGAGGCGAAAACCTGGCTCTATGGTGACTTCGCCCAGATGCTGCTGGACGACTTGCTCGCCACGTTCGTGAAGCACGAGGGCAACCAGGAGGCCGTGCGATGGGACGCCTCGGGCAAGGCCTACGCCGGACCCGCGTCGAACTACGGGCTCTCTCTATCCACTGCCGTGGGCGGGGGCGCGGCGCCGGGCAACCTCTACGCCATCATCACCACCGCGCGGGCGGCTGCCACCGAGATGGACATGACCCGACTGGGCGCCACCCAGACCAGCGGGGGCTGGGCCGTGCCGGTGGCCGCCATGCCGGCGAGCTACCCGCTCCGCCGCGCGGCGCTGGTGGAAGCGCTGCAGCTGCACGAATTCCCGGCCACCGCGGGTGAGCGCGCGGGCGAGACGGTGCTGACCGCCGACCTGGCCGCCAAGGTGGCTGACCTCGCCGAGAAGGCCGCCGCCCCAGGCGCCGAGTGCGCGGCCGCCCGCACCGAGCTGGACAAGCTGGTGAAGGAGTTCGCGACGCTCGCGCTGGAGAAGAGTTGGGCCGCGCCCACCTCCGCGCCCGTGCGGCCGAAGGAACCGTCTGTGCCGCAGTACCAGTCCACAGGCGGCGACAGCACCGATATCGTGGAATCGGCAGCCTGGGTGCAGTACCGCAAGGACCTGGAGGCCTACTACCTTGCGCTGGAGGCCTACACCTCTGGCCGCGACGCGGCATCCACCCAGGCCGCGAGCCTGAATGCGCGGCTGGTGGAGATCCAGCAGCGGTGTACCACCCTGGTGGCGAGCATCCAGACCCAGCTGGCCAGCCAGTTCACCGCCCTGACCAAAGACGTGGCCGTGGTGGGCACCTGGGTGGACAAGCTGGGCGGCGTGGCGAAGCTGGCCGGCGAAACGATGGACCGCGTGGTTTCCTCGCGCTACTACGTGGTGGCCTTCGTGACCGACTGGGGTGAAGAGTCGGAGCCGTCGCCGCTCTCGGAGTTGCTGGAGGCGGATGCGAACGACACCGTGACCGTTCAGCGGCCGGCACTGATGACGGGGGAGAGCTATGCGGAGCGCTTCATCGCGAGGTGGCGGCTGTACCGCAGCAACACCAGCGACACTGCCGCCGCCTGGCAACTGGTGCAAGAGATGTCCATCACGGTGGCGGCCTTCCTGGACGACAAGGCGAGCGAGGAGCTGGAGAGCCTGCAGCCGCAGTTCACCTGGGCCGCGCCGCCGTACCGGATGGACGGGCAATTCGACGGCCAGCTGAAGCCCAGCGTGGGCGCGAACCCCTATCTGCGCGGGCTGGTGGGCATGCCCAACGGGATCATGGCCGGCTTCATCGACAACACGGTGGCGTTCTGCGAACCCTACGTGCCCTATGCCTGGCCGGTGGAATACCAGGTCACGACCGAATTCCCCGTGGTGGGCATGGCCGTGTTCGACCAGACCCTGTTCGTGGGCACGGCCGGCAATCCCTACTTCGTCACCGGTGCCCACTCGGCCTCAATGTCGGCCCAGAAGCTCGATAGCAACCAGGCGTGCGCCTCGCGGCGGTCGGTGGTGGGCGTGCAGGGCGGCGTGCTCTACGCCTCTCCGGATGGGCTGTGCCTGGCGAGCGCCCGCGGCGTGGAGGTGGTGTCCCGGCAGCTGATCGCCCGCAAGGACTGGCAGGCCATGCAGCCGGCCAGCATGTTCGCGGCCGAGCACGAGGGCGTCTACTACCTGTTCTACGCGGGCGCGGGCGGGGGCTGCCTGGCGTGCAACCTGCAGGACGGCATGAAGCTGGGCCGCATCGACTTGTCGGGCTCGGCCGTGTGGGTGGACAAGCTCAACGACCTGATGTACCTGGCCCGGGGCTCGGACATCTTGGAATGCTTCACCGGCGGCGCTGGCCGCGCGGGCCGGTGGCGCACGGGCATCGCCACCCAGCCACGCCAGCAGCCCCTCGCGTGGGCGAAGGTCTATGGCCAGCAGGACGAGGCGCACCCCGTTACGCTGCGCCTGTGGGGCGACGGCGTGCTGCGCCACACGGCCACGTTCACGGACCTGCAGCCCCAGCGCCTGCCGGCCGGCCGCTGGCTTGAGCACCAGGTGGAGATCCAGGGCGCCGCGCGCGTCACGTCCGTGGTGCTGTGCTCGACCTCCGAGGAGCTGCGCGGGGTATGACGAACAGCCGAAAGATCGACACGGGCGTGGCCCGGCTGCCGGCCCTGCCGCGCCTCAACGCCCAGGACAAGGCCCTCACCGACTGGGCCAAGGCCGTGACGGAGCACCTGGAGGTGCGCGCCGGTTCCCGCGGCAACGAATTCGAGCGCGGCGTGACGGTGCGGGAGCTGCGCGAGGCCATGGGCGGAGTTCAGGGGCTCGTGGAAATCCTCGACAAGGACCGCAAGCCCGGACCGGGGGAAACCGTGATCGACCTGGGCGGGGGGTTGTCGGCCACCGTGCAGATCGACCGCTTCGCCCAGGCCATCATCGACTCGGCCCTGTTCCGCTCGCTCGCGAAGACGCTGGACGATCCCACGCGGTTCGACCACCTCGCGAAGGAAATCCGGGACGAGCTGGTGCGCTCGATCGCCGACGAGGCCGCCAAGCGTGGCGCGGAGGTGCGCGAACTTCAGACCATCTTGCAGACGAACGAGCGCAGTTTCGCGCGCCAGGTGCGGGAGGTGACGGCCAGCCTGCAGCAGGCGAGCGCCGGCTTCCGCGCCACGCAGGCGGCCTGGAGCGACGGGCAGCACGCCATGGCCACCAACGTGCTGCAGCTGCAGGCCTCGCTCGGGCGCTACTACCGCGACGGCACACCCGGGCGCGCGAGCCTGGAGCAGGAGATGACCGTGCTGGCCAGCTACTCGGACGGGCTGCGCGCGCAGTACACGCTCAAGGTGCAGGCCGGCGGCGCGCTGGCCGGCTTCGGGATCGCCGCCGAGGAGCGCAACGGCCAGACCACCAGCGCCTTCATCATCATGGCCGACAAGTTCGCCGTGGTGGCGCCGAACTACAGCGGGGGGCTGCTGCGCACGCCGCGGCCGCAGGACGTGGTGTTCGGCGTGGACGGCAATGGGATCTACCTGCAGAACAACGTCTATGTGAAGGGCAACCTGCGCGTGGATGGGCAGGGCCGCACGCTCGCCGACGGGATGCGGGGCTCGGTGTTGCTGTCCGCGAGCGGCAGCTACTGGAGCGACGCCACGGCCCGGCAGGCTGTCTGGCAGGCCCTGGGCAACGGCGGCAGCGCGCCCAACAACAACCACCTGCAGGTGGGCGATGCCGTCACCATCACCGACGGTGGCGCGTTCACCCAGACCAGGCACTGGATGGGGTACTACTGGGCCATTCCCGGCGCGGTGTTGAGCGGGGATCTGCTGGTGGACGGTACGGTGGCGGCGCGCAAGGTGGACACGCGGGGGCTCACGGTGCGGGACAACGCCGGCAACGTCATCCTGTCGGCCAACGGCATGGACGCCCAGTGGTTGCGCAACCTGCAGGCAGCCCAGGTCGGCGGGCTCGGCACGCTGGCGCGGCGCGACGCGGCGCGGATCGGGGAGACAGTGGTGTTCCCGGATGGGTCGGCGATGGGCACCTCCGACTTCATCAACCGCCTGCAGCGCATCACCAGCAACAACATCGGCGTGTTCATGGACACGGCCGCCATCGGCACCGCTTACATCGGGCAGGCGGCCGTGGGCACGCTGCAGATCGCAGGCGGCGCCGTCACGTCCATGTCCCAGGGCTCAGGCCGCGGCGATGCACCTCCGGGCGGCGCCACGGTCGTAGCCGTGTGCTATCTCAACGTAGCGGCCGGCGCGACCGGTGTGGTGGTCAGTGGTTCCGTTTCCGTCTATGCGCCTTCGGGGAATGCCTCCGCCTACATGAAGCTGCGAAGGCGGGGCGGCGGGCAGGTGGGATTCACCTGGGTGTCGATTCAGAACGGCTGGTGGTCCACGATGTCGGTCAGCGGGTACGACGCTTACCCCCCGGCTGGAATGAACGTGTACGAGATGCTTGTGGAGAACCCTCCGGATGGGCCTGGAGGTGGGCGACCTGTGACCGCTGAATTCGGGTCCATCACCGCGACTGGAGGCAACCGATGAGCCACTATGCAGTGCATCAACAGGGGCGCATCCGTCGCACCTTCACCCTACCCAAGGGCATGCCGCTGCCGGCCGAGGAAGCCGACGCCATCCCGTGCGGGCCGGAGGTGACGCTGCAGACGCACTATGTTCGCGGCGGCGCGGCGCTTCCAATCCCGGCGAGCCCTGGCGATGGCTGGGTGTTCGACTACCAGGCGGGGGAATGGGAGTTTTCCGAGGACGTGGCCTGGCAGCTCGTGCGCGCCGACCGCGATGCGCGGCTGGCCGCGTGCGACTGGCGGGTGCTGCCTGACGCGCCCACGCCGGGCGACATGCGCCAAGCCTGGCTGGACTACCGGCAGGCGCTGCGCGATGTGACGGGGCAGGGCGACCCGGGCGCCATCGACTGGCCTCACAGTCCAGATGGCCGATAAGGAGGCGGTAACCGGTCTTCGCTAATATGAGAAAGGTCTTCTTCGCAACGTGCTTTGAGCGCTTCTGAAAGTTGGTCTGCGAGGAATCCCATTGCTTCGAAGAGCTTTAACACCTCATTTTTTGCCACCTTTATCCGCTGCCCTGCTTTATTTTTCCCTCCATGGTGCGCAAAAGCGTTTCGCACATCCAGCAGCGGTCCCGCATCGTCAATTTCAACTACGGCCAAACCGTAGTATTTAATGAAAATTTTAGAAGCTCTGATGGGATCCCTCAGTGGTGCATGCTCCATAAGCCAATTCTTCATGTTGGCTTGAGTGTTCAGCCGATCTTTTGGAATGATGGTTTTTCCAGGCTGTGAGTTAGTGACTTTCTTAATGTATTCCCAAAATGTCGGATCTTCCACAAGTGTGATGGCAATCTGGCGGATGAAATCTTCATGGGCTGCTAATAAGCCGCATACAATAGTCCCATTGTAAAAATAGTCGATTTCAGAGTCTGGTTTATCACATGCGAAGCCATTTCGCAAGGATTCAATATTTATCTCTAACAATTTGGCATGAATCAGTGCCGATCGAGATATTATTTTGATGTCTTCGGCACGACTTGCAAGTGTCAATAGATTTTCGATTTCATCAAATTTACGATTCAATTCATCATAATAAGATTCAAAATCGTCTTCTTCGCTCATGGAAATCTCCCCCCAAATTTTATGAGTGTTCATTGCAGAAAGCGGCTTGTCGTGCCAAGCCTGCCACCCTGCGTGCATGACTTTACATGCTCTCGAGTTTGACATGGCGCCGGTGCTCCTCTTCATGCGCGAGCGCATCCCGGGCTTCGCCGCGTGCGAGGGCCAGCGGGCCATCGGTCTGCGCCGCGACGGCGTGCTGGTGGCCGGCGCCGTGTACGAGGGGTTCAACGGCCGGAACCTATGGGTCCACCTGGCCGGCGCGCCCGGCGCGCGCTGGATGACACGCGAGTTCCTGCTGGCCGGCTTCGCCTACCCCTTCCTCGTGTGTGGGTGTGAGCGCATCAGCGGCTACGTGAACGCGAACAACCTGGCGGCCCAGCGCCTGAACGAACACCTGGGATGGCAGCCCGAGGCCCGGCTGCGCGGAGCGGCGCCCGATGGCGGCGACGTGATTCTGTACGTGATGTGGAAGAAGGATTGCAGGTATGTCTCGCTGGCATCGAACTGATTTCGACCTCCTTCCGGACCAGGCCTTCCGGCCCCGGGCCGGCGGCGGCATGACCCTGGAGGGTGGCAAGGGCGGCGGCACGCCCGCGCCCGACCCGCGGCTGGTGGAGGCCCAGGTGCGCAACCTGGGCGTGCAGGACGATATGGTCCGGCAGATCATCCAGAACACGAACGACATGGCGCCGATCCAGCGCCAGCAGACCGAGTTCGCCCTGGACACCTCGCGCAAGGCCTGGGAGCAGTCGCAGCAGGATCGCGAGTACGCGCTGGGCCGCCGCGATCAGCTGACCGGCCAGCAGGACCGGATGATCCAGGACGCTGCGACTTTCAATACGGAGGCGAAGCGCGAGGAGCTGGCGGGCCAGGCCGCGGCGGACGTGTCGCAGGCCTACACCGGCGCGCAGCGCACCCAGGCCGCGGAGATGGCCCGCATGGGCATCAACCCGGCTGACGGGAAATATGGCGCGACAGGCAATGCGCTGGTGGCGCAGACGGGGCTCGCCCTCGCCCAGGCCAAGAACGGCGCGCGCACCGCCGCCCGCGCCGAGGGGCGCGCGTTGACCGATCGCGCGAGCAACGCCCTGGCGGGCTACCCCACCATGGGTATGCAGACCACCGCTGCCACGGCGGGCTACGGCGCAGCCGGGCAGACCATCGCGAATACGGGGCTTGCGGGGCTCAATGCCGGCTACGGTCAGGCCGCCGGGGCGGCGAACGCCGCGACCAACTCGGCGACCAACGCATGGTCCGCGCAGAGCCAGGCGCACCAGCAGAGCCAGGCCACGGCCGGCGCCAACACGGGCGCGATGCTGGGCATCGGTGTTTCCGCAGCGATCGCGATCTGACGATGCGGCCCGAACAAATCCTGAACGCCGAGGGCGTCGAGCTGCTGGCCTACTGGCGCCTCGCCGAGAGCGAGCCGGAGCATGCAGCCGAGTTACTGCGCCTGCTGGCCCTCCCGCGCGGCGCTCGTGTGGTTGACCTGGGCTGCGGCACGGGCCGGCTGGCCGAGCTGTGCCGGCCCGTGCGGCCGGACCTGCACTGGACGCTGGTGAACGTCGATCACTGGCAGCTGGCGCAGGCGCCCGACTGGGCGGAGGTCGTTGCTACCGACATGGTGGCGACGGGGCTGCCGGCCGGGCGAGCGGACGCGGTGGTGGTGGCCTACGCTTTGGGCTACTGCAATCCGGTGGCCGTGCTGGAAGAGGCGGCCCGGCTGCTGGCCCCCGGCGGGCAGCTGTTGCTCCATGAGCTGTACGCCGCGCGCCACGAGGAGCAGACCCTGGCCCGCGAGGTGCTGGGCTACCGCCTGGCCTCCTTCCCCGAGGTCAGCTTGTGGGCGCAGCTGGTAGGGTTCGATCTGGTGGTGGCGCTTCAGGATGAGCACCGAGCGCCCGGCCCCACGGTGGCCGGCGCGCTTCCGGTGTTCGGCCGCTTCGACCACAGCGTGACCGTGTTCCGGCTCGGCGATCGCGGCCACGCTTTCCGCGGCCGCCGTGCTGCCCTGCAGTTCTCGGGGGGTAAGGACTCGCAGGCCTGCCTGCACCTGCTGCGCTCCTTCGTGGAGCTGGGGCTGCCGGTGTACTGGACGCACACGGGCGACACGATCCCCGAGACGGTGGAAGTGGTAGAGGAGGCCCGAGCGTGGGTGCCGGACTTCCGGGTCATCCATGCGGATGTCCTGGCGTGGAAGGCCACCCACGGCATGCCCAGCGATGTGACCACCGCGCAATCCGGCTGGATCGGCCGCCAGTACAGCATGAGCGATGTCGCTCTGGTCGGCCGGATGGACTGCTGCTGGCACAACCTCATGCTTCCGATGCACGAGCGCATGCTGGCCGACGGCATCGACCTGGTGATCCGCGGCACGAAGCGGGCCGACACCGGCCGCGTGCCCGCCGTGGGCGCCACCGAGCACTACGACGTGCTGCTGCCGCTGCTGGACTGGAGCCACGCCGACGTGTTCGCCTACCTCGATCAGGTGGGCGCGCCGCTCAGTCCGGTGTACGACACCTTCCGGGCGATCAGCGCCCCGGAGTGCCTGCACTGCACGGCGTGGTGGGACGACGGCAAGGCCGCATATCTCAAGCAGCGGCACCCCGAGGTGCTGCCGGAATACAGGATTGGCCTGCAGACGATCCGCGCGGAACTGGCGCGGCGCATGCAGGAGTTGGACGACGAACTTTCGGAGGCGGAGTAATGGCAGCACCACGCGGCGGGCTGGCGGCAGGCATCCTGCAGGGACAGCAAATTTTTCAGAACTTCCATGGGCAGTTCCAGCAAGCGGCCCAGCAGCGCGAACTGGACGAGGTGAACAGCGCCCAGCCGGTCGAGTCGAAGGGCTTCACGCCCGAGGATGGGCAGCAGCTGGATTCGATCGTGAAGCAGGGGTTCGACAACGTGACGTTCGATGACGCCACGAAGGCCTACGTGGCGAAGAACACGGCCGGCGAAACGAAGACCGTGCCCATGAGCGGCAGTTTCACGGACTACCTGGGCCAGCGAACCGCGGGGCCCATGAGCAGCGATCAGCAGAAGAGCCTGCGCCTGCAGGCCGTGGCCGACGTGATCGGGCGCCGGGACCCGGCGAAGGGGCTGCAGATGAGCCTGCAGGCGCAGCAAGGAATCTTCGCTGCGAAGAAGCAGGCGCGGGACGAGAAGCAGTGGGCCCGGGAGGACGACATTGAGTCCATCGACAAGGAACTGGGCTCGGCGTTCGAAAAGGGCCTCGTGGGCCCGGACGGTCAGCGCCGCACCCCCACAGCCGAGGACTACCTGGGCGCCACGCAGCAGCGCGCGCTCCGGCTCGCACAGGCCGGCCACGTCAAGGAAGCGGAGCAGGCCTTCCGCGAGAACGCCGCAAACGCGCACATCAAGATCCAGATGGACGCGGCCGAGCGCAAGGTGGCGGCGGGCAAAGCCGCTGCGGCGCTGGCGGCCGGCGACTACACCCAGCTCGCCGACGTGTACAACCGCTTCGTGCCCAGCGGCGACAAGGTGACGGGCATCGAGGCCGGCAAGGACGGGCAGCTGATCGTGCAGCGCACCGGCCTGGACGGCAAGCCGGCGGCACCCTTCACGCTGAAGAACCAGGGCGAGGCGCTGGCCATGCTGAAGTCGCTGGATGATCCGATGGCGCTCTACCAGTACAGCCAGCACGAACTGCAGAACCAGCTACGCCTGCGCGCCGAGGCCCGGGCCGACAACGCCGACCGCCGCGCCGACCGCGCTGACAGCCGGGCGGCCTCCGCCCACGGCTTAGCCATGGCCGACCGCAGCGAGCGGCTGGCCGACCGCCGGGACATCATGAGCACCCGTGAGGCGCTGGCCCGCGAGCAGGATCCCAACATCTCCGAAGCCGGGGCGCGGGCCGCCCGCCTGGGGCTGATCCAGATCCCCGGCACGGGGAAGGGCCGTACCGATATCGATGTGGGCATGGTGCGCAAGTTCTTCACGCCAGACAACGGCGCCATGGGCCCGCAGCACGATGCCGAGGGTGAGAACAAGTTCTGGGACTTCGTGGGCAAAAACAAATTCCGGACCACCGACGAAGCGCTCATGGCCTACGTGCAGCAGGAGCGGCCTCGCAAGGTTGAAAGCAAGGCCGAGGTGGACAAGCTTCCCAGTGGGTCGAAGTTCGTAGACCCGAACGGCGTGGTGAGAATCAAGCCCTAAACACGCTACTTGGCCGGCTCGTCGGCGCGAGGGTATTTGCTCCACCAGCCCTCGGCCTGCTTGGGCTCCGTGGTCTGGTAGTCGAGTTTCTTGATGCCCTGGCCGGACGCGCCGGCGATGTCGCCGGTCCAGCGGTCGAGCCGGTATACGTGGAAACCGCTGGCAGGCTGCACAAGCTCATACCGGAACATCCACGCACCCCACGCCAGCACGGCGGCGGTGATGATGTAGATGGGCTTCGCGTTCAT